GTTTCTTTAACGTATTTTTTTATTAAACATAGAGTAGCTTTTTGAGTTTCTATTTGAACATGCTTTGCAGCATCTGCATAAAATTGATAATTACTAAGAGTAATTTCATTATTTATTTTATCTTTTTGTCCTTTAAAAATAGCAGAGTCCCATTCATTATTAGTGTCTTCAAATTTATCATGTAAAGCTATGTGTCCTGTAAAAAGTTTATCGTATTTTTTGTTTGTACCATAGGATGCTAGTCCCATAGTTTTTCCATTTTCCAAAGAATCTTCTCCAATCATGACGGTGGCTGTTTCATAAACCTTAGTAATTCCTAAGGTACTGTTTGCTACTACTTCACATTCTGGGAAGGTTTGTTTAATGGAAAGGGCTTCCTTATAATTACCTTCATCAAACTCTTCTCCCATGCGATATAACCAGAACGATTTATAAATAGGTTTAAAATTATGCTCTTTATCCACTTTAAAAATACTTTCTGCCTCCCGCATCCAGCGATTTACATCGGATCCCATGCGATCAATGACACATACTAATGCAGAATCAAAGCCACTATTATTAAAAGTCATACTGGCATGCGCTAGATGATGTTGATGACACATTCTTACAATTTTACATTTAAAATTTTTTTTCAATTCTTCTTCTAAGAAATTATTCCAAGGATTAAAGTGGGTGACCGAACTGATAACCACTATATCAATTGAGTCTTTAATATGTTTAAGGATATAACTAAGGACGGTATGAGGTTCGCTATCTCTTTTAATGCGGCTTAATCTTTCTTCTTTACAAAAATATTCTAATTGGCCATCATTAATAATGGCCACACTGCTATCGTGTGCGGGGGTTATTCCCAAGACTCGCATTATTTAATTTTCTTTCTTCCTCCATCAGCGTAAAAGGAGGTTGTTTTTTTCTTTTTTCCAAAAATTTGTATTGATTGTCTCACCGGAGCGTCTATCGTTGTTCGACTTATTGCATGGACCACTCCTTGATCACTCAGGACGCATTGATTATAATGGGGGGAAAGTCCACGTATTTTCTTGTTCTCATAGTATAAAAAAATTCCTCCATAATCCATATCCCATTGTTGGTTTAAATAAATGGTGGATGTAAACTCATATTCTTGATCGGAATGCCAAGCAATATAGCTTCCTTGAGGCCATGCATAAAGCAGCGGAGTATGGATTTCTATGTTCTTCCAACTTTTTGAAAGCTTACGATATTGGTCTTGAATGCTTTTGTGAAAAGGGGTTAGTTCTAAGGCTAACACAGGAGGAGTAAAACGCTGCACTAATTGTGGCCACGCATAGCTACTTCTCCACGTGAACTCTCCCACTTGTTTATCGCTATACTCTTTAATCTCTTTAATGAGAGCCGGGTCTAAAAAATTTTGATGAATTTCAACAGGTTTCATTATTTAAAAGGCCATCCCCAATGCCAGGTATTAATACTGTATCTAACTCCTTTAGTCACTGGATGAGCTTTATGCCACACAAAAGAAGGAAAACAAAAAATAGTTCCTTGCGTTTTTGGAACGGCGAAAAAATTAGGCTTAAGAAGTCCTTCCGGTCTTTCATCTAATGTTTCCATTTCTGTAGCTAAAGGAACTAGAGAAATATCTCCTCCTTCATATTTTGAAGGATCGGTGAGTTGAAGGATCGAAGTTATTTTCCTTATTTTTCCTCTCGTGTTTACGTCCTGTGTGGGATTAATGTTTTTATCCTCCAACGTAGGATAAAAACTATCTTGATGCCATCCATAAAATTGTCCTTTTGTATAACTTGAAACTTGAGAAGATTCTGACCAATCCCATTCAAAATTCCATCCTGCGTTTCGATTAGCAGTAGCAATGAAAGGATGGAGTAGTTCATAATATTCAGGATCGCTCATCCATCTTACATTCGAATCTCTTTTCTGATTCAAGCGTTGATGGGCCTGGATAGAATGAGGGTTCTCGGCAAATCCTGCGGTGATGCCTTGACTTTTCTTTTTAGAAAGCCCTTTCTTTAAAAATTTGTTACAGAGTTTCTTAGAGAGAGCCCCTTCAAACTGCCAATAGTAATATCGTAATTTCATATCTTTATCCAATCCTTATATACTTTTCTAAAGAGGAACGCTAGAGGGATCATTTAATAAGACATTGATCCTCAATCAATGATATAGTATACAATTCCAAAAGGCTCATTATGCTACAAAAAGTAAACTTTTTACCCGGATTCAATAAACAAGTTACCCCCACAGGGGCTGAGGCTCAATGGACAGAAGGAGATTATGTTCGGTTTAGATATGGCACTCCTGAAAAACTAGGAGGCTGGGACCAATTAGGGGAAGATAAACTAACTGGAGTGACTCGAGCCCTTCATCACTGGGACGATAATGCAGGTATTAAATACGCTGCTATAGGAACTAACAGAATTTTATACATCTATTCAGGTGGACAATATTACGATATTCATCCTTTACGTACTACCATAGCAGGTTGCGATTTTACCAGCACCTCTTCTGAGACTGCAGTCACCGTTACTTTTCCAAGTCCCCATGGGCTAGTGGATAATGACATTGTTAAATTTGATGGAGTCAGTGGGATCACGGCTGTAGGATCGACTTATACGGATGCTTCCTTTGAAGACATTAAATTTATGGTGACATCAGCACCGACTGCAACCACGATTACCATTACCATGGCGACAGCAGAATCAGGAACTCCTTTAAGTAATTCAGGTTCCGCTTCCGCTTTGTGTTATGTAACCGTAGGACCCGCTCAAGAAGTAGGCGGTTATGGATGGGGTACAGGAACTTATTCTGGATCAGCTTCAGGAGCAGCAACTACGACTCTTGTAACCACACTTCCTGATGATGCGACTACTACTGTTGTCCTAACTGATTCAACTGCTTTTCCTAGCTCAGGAGAAATTAGAATAGGGACTGAGGATATTTCTTTTACGGATAATGATATAACCACAGGAACGTTAACTGGAGGAGCACGTGCGGTAAATGGAACCACTCGAGCTGAACATACTGCAGGAGCAACCATCACTAATATTTCAGATTACGTTGCCTGGGGTGACGCCTCTTCGGCTGACTATACAATTGCACCAGGCCTTTGGGTTCTTGATAATTATGGAACCATACTAATGGCTTTAGTTTATAATGGATCATGTTATGAATGGGATGCAGGCGCTTCAAATCCAACAGAAAATCGAGCAACCCTTGTTTCAGGGGCTCCCACTGCTTCAAGACATATGTTAGTCTCTCCCGTTGATCGTCACTTAATTTTCTTAGGAACCGAAACCACGATTGGTGATACGACTACTCAAGACGACATGTTTATCAGATGGTCTGATCAAGAAAGTACTAGCGATTATACTCCTTCCGCAACGAACACAGCGGGCACTCAACGGCTAGCCAATGGTTCTCAAATCATGGGCGCTATTCGAGGTCGAGATGCTATTTATATTTGGACTGATTCCGCTATCTTCTTGATGCGTTTTGTGGGTCAACCCTTTACCTTTTCTTTCGAACAGGTTGGAACCAACTGTGGACTCATTGGTAAGAATGCATGCATGGAAGTGGATGGTACCGCTTTCTGGATGTCTGATAATGGATTCTTCAGTTATGCGGGTCAACTTCAATCGATGCCCTGCTTAGTTGAAGACTATGTTTTTGATGATCTGAATACCACGGCACGAAATCTTATTAATTGCGGACTCAATAATCTCTTTGGAGAAGTCAATTGGTTTTATTGTAGTAATGGTTCCGATGTAGTGGATCGAGTGGTCACGTATAATTATCTGGAATCCGTGATGCTTAAAAAACCTATATGGTATACAGGCTCCCTAGCCAGAACGGCCTGGGAAGATTCAGAAATATTTTCTAAACCTCATGCGTGTTATTACACGACTAGTGACGATGCTTCCTTTGATGTGGTGGGTAATACCGATGGAATCACCATCTACTATGAACACGAAACAGGGACCGATCAGGTAGATGCAGGGGGAGTTATTACTCCTATCCTCGCTACCATTACTTCAGGAGATTTTGATATTACTCAGAAACGAGCGGCACAAGGACAGCTTTTAGGAGCTCCCGATATGCGGGGAGATGGCGAATACCTCGCGAAGATTCGTAGATTTATTCCTGATTTTCTTAGTCAGACGGGTGACACTCGAATTACTTTAATGCTTAGAAATTATCCTAATAACAGCGCTGCCAGTTCTCCACTCGGACCCTTTACAATTACGAGCTCCACTGATAAAGTTGATACACGTGCAAGGGCGAGAGCTATTGCACTTAAAATAGAAAACACAGCGGTCTCTCAGGACTGGAAACTGGGAACCTTTAGACTGGACATACAACCCGACGGGAGAAGATAATGGCATTACCTTTTTATAATCAAGGAGATCAAGATATTTACGCAGGTGGAGAACACTTCATTCCTCAGGAACGATTTCGATTAAATTATACTCCTTCCACATCACTGGCTAGTACAGTTGGAAACACCGGAGGAGTTACGGGCACACAAGCAGCGTCCCCTTATATCTGGCCCCCTCAAGGAGGAGGCGGACGGGATGAAATTGAAGAAGACACATTTAGTATGGGTATGTCACCCGGCGCCCTGGGTGGAAAACTACCCGGTATTGGAAACTGGGCTAAAAGAACTTTCGGAGATATCAAATATGGACTCTCTGATTTTCCTACCCCAGGCAATCTTATAAGAAAGGGAGTAATGAAATGGAGAGAAAACAGAGAGATTAAAAGACAAGAAGAAATAGCACAACAAAAAAGAGATCGTGAACAAACCATACAGGGCTACTCTACTTGGAAAAGTCCTTCAGGACGTGATCATGTAAAGACTGGTGGAATTGGTAGTCCAGAATCTAGAGCAGGAGGAAAACCAGGAACACAAGGCACAACGAGGGATTGGGCAGAAGGTGGCCGAGTCGGTTTATATGCAGGAGGAGATCCTGAAGAACCCGCTGAAAACATATTTGAATTTATGCAGGATCAAGACATTCCTTTTAGTGACCAGGTAGAAGCCGGTCCAACAGAAGAACAAATAGCCATGGTGATTGATATGGATGGGCAAGGAATAGATATGGAAACTATTAGTTCTATTACTCAATTAGGTAAAGAAACTATTATGAATATCCTGGGAGTCGAAATGGCTCAAGGCGGCATCGCGAGACTTTTATAATGGCAAAAATTACTCAAGCCCTAACTCGTGCGAGCAAGGAATATGATCAACGAACTCTTCAATCTTTAGTTAGGGATCTAGACGCCGTGATTAATAAACTGAACACTTCTTTTCAACAAGAACTTAAACAAGAGGTAGACGCTCAAGCGTTCTTTATTGAATAATGGCAGTCATCAATCAATACCAAATGTATGGAGTCACGAGCACGTCAGCAGAAGGACCTATTAAATTTTTTGGTACCACAAC